GGCAGTTACTCTCTACGGCACAACCTCTCAATGTCAAAATGGATCATTTTATTCACACGCCTGAACTGACTGATTTTGTCGACGGACTCCGCGATTTATTCGCTGGAGCTCCGGACAATTATCTTCGCTCATTCATTCGTGTGATGTCATTTTTCATTTCCCTCAGTAATTCTACCGATTGGATTAGCATGGTTTCCGCAACTATGCAATTTGTATCCGGTAGTGATTACTTGTGGAAGATTGTTTCTAACGGCTTACGATCGGTGTCAAATCCGACCATGATCCGCCAAGGAACTCTGCTTACACAAACTTTTCTTTCATTTGTAAACTTTGAAGGATTTGGCTTATTCTGGAATGCTACTTGTACTATGATTTCTAGTCTAGTACTTGAAGCTTATTCCCATGTAACCGAATCTTTTCAAGGCGCAATTTATACACTTATGAATGAAACTCGCATAGCGATGCTTAGAGAATCTGGTAAAAGCCTGGCTCACTCTATTTTACAGGGAGTCACGGAAGTTATCACGCGAATCAAGCGTTGCATTCAAGAAAAATCATTAAGCCCGTTGTGGGGTCCCCGTTGGGATCCTCGCAGATGGGTTGTGGATGTTGAAGCCATGATTACTTATTATCCTTTGCTCACTAGTACTGACGATGTTTCAAACAAGATTCGTCAACTACATGAACAAGGATCATTACCATCATGGTGGTTTGGTCAAGTTTCAATGCAACAATTCATTGAAATTTGCGATGACTATTACAATCAAGGTAAGGAAATGCTTCTCACTTTTAAGAGTGAGCTCGATATTACTCGAGAATTGGTATCTCTGAACCGAAAATTGCGTTCATTTCTAGATGATTTAATTGGCCAGAAAATTGTTAGTACGCGCCGGATAGAACCTTTCTTTATTTTATTGCAAGGTATACCTGGTGGCGGAAAAACTTCAATGGCTGAAACCATTTCACATGCCATTGCTAATTTGCATGGTTATGACCACTCTGGAGTTTACGACTGGCAAGTAGCCGTGAATTTTCAAGATGGTCTTAACCACACGCACTGGTGCGTGAGGATGGATGATGTTGATCAAAGCGTAGCCCCGGATCAAGCCGGTGTACGCAATCACGTTCAAAATGTTATTGCAGTCATTAATAATGCCCCGTTTCCGGTTGAAGCTGCCGACGTTTCTTTAAAAGGAAAACTTCGTGCAACTCCACACTTGGTCACTTATACGACGAACTTTGATGGATGCAATCTTCAAGGACACACACTACAACCTCAAGCATTTTGGCGCCGAGTTGGTATTAATCTTATAGTATCAGCAAAGCCCGAGTACTCGAATGGTAACGGTGTTCTTGATAAGGAAAAGGCTGCTGCGGCTACGACTCATGATATATATGATATTTTCGTATCACATTATGACTCTAGTCTCGGTGACCCTTCCGATATTTGGAAACGTCCCATGACTCCTGGTAAACGAATGTCGTTTACGGAAGTGATGGAATTAATTCAAATTGAATTCAAAGCTCATTTAATACGTGAGCGTGAAAAGCTCAAAGATCCTACTTTACAGGACTTTTGTTCTATCTGTGGTTTGCCGACCAATCGTGAGTGTTCACATGTCCGTCAAGGACTATTGGACACCATGTGGCCGACTTATCGCAGCTTTGCTGCTGGTGTGTTTGTTAATACAGCATACTATTTGGCAATTCATGCTTACCAAAAATTATTACCGAGCTTTTATCACAGATTATCACAATACAAGGACTCTCGTGTTCAACGGCTCTCACGGGCTATTGACACTTATACTTTCAAAGTGATTAGTGATTTTGCCGCTAATGCTGCTTCACTTGCATTCGTAGGCCTAGGCCTAGCTTATACAGTGAAGTATGCTCTCCAAGGGCGACAAATGAATAGCACAAATGGATTAGTTCCAAAGGATTGGCTGCGTGCTGATCAAAATTTCGTTCCTGGATTACCAACTTCTGCGGTTGGTAGTACTTGGACGAAAGATGATTTGGAAAAGTCATTGTCTGATTCACATGTTCTTACTGATGCATCATTAACTGATGGTACTCATATGTGTGGGCATGGTTTTGTAGTAGGCCAAAACCTACTCTTACTCCCCACACATTTAGCTCCATTCGGTTGTATGCTCACAGTTTCACATGCTGGAAAAGATATGACATTTCAGGTGACCACGTTTAACGCTAAGACTTTACCTTCTGAGAGGGAACTGCTCCTCATACGGTGCGGTGAACTCAAAGGAATTCCTAGTCTAGCTTCTAAAATTTGGTTAGTCGATGATTCAAGTGTTAATTCGTTTGATGAGATTGAAATTTGGACCGATTGTCGAATTGGTCATGCAACTAAGAACTTGCGTCTCTTTACTGGGATGCATATGTATTGGCTGTCTGACACTTTGACTAAGCAAGGTGATTGTGGAGCACTTCACATCGCCAGACTTGGCTCAAGTTGGAAGATTATCGGTGTCCACACTTTTCAGTGGAACACGTCCGATTACCCTTATCATGCGCAAGCATGTATTGTGACTCGGGATGAGTTACACAAGGTTGCGCTGCAATTAACATCAACATTGCAAGGCGTTGAAACATCAAAACAAATGATTTCCAAAGTGCCACAACAGCTTGAATTACAACCATATCCTGTTAAGTCAGAGGTGTGGGTTGCAATTACTCAAGGTGCTAAGGTTTACTCGTTTGGTGAACTATGGCCTCCTATGGCTGGTAGTTCAATGAAGACGAAATTACAAACTTCGCTAATTGCTGATGATTTTCGAGAATTGGCTGCTGAGTGGTGTGGTGAGGATGACTATTGGCAGTTTCCAAATTTCCGAGGAAAGATGGAAAATGGCCAATGGTCTTCACCATTTACCAAGGCATTCGAGACTCAAAATAAGTCAACAATGAATGAACCATATATGTGGTTGGCGTTAGCTGACTACATAAATGGCATGGATCAGTTGGATAACGCTGGCTATGGTAAAATTTCAGAACAACAAGTTATCACAGGAATCCCCGCTTCGTATATCAAAGCTGCAAACTTGAAAACTTCCGTTGGTCCTCCCTATAACCAAGGAAAACGTTTTCATGTAGCTAAGGTGGATGAACAAGTCTATTTTAGCCCCGAATTATGCACTATTTATGATGATCTTCAAAAACAATTAGAAGATGGTCATATTCCAGCTGCACTCGGACTTTGCACTTTGAAAGATGAAGCATTGAAACCAGGTAAGTTACCGCGTGTTTTCACCGTTTACCCTGCTGCGTACAACTTCCTTTTGAAGGAGTACCTGGCGGGAGTAAAATCGTTCATGCGAGCTAACTATACTTTCTTTGAAAGTGCA